ATATTGCAATCTCCACATATATTCACAAGGGAATCAAATTCTTCTCGTGAATATTCAAATCCATTGATTACGATTACCTCGTTACCATTTTGGTCAAAATAAACTCCATCATTCATTTCTGTTCCGTTATAATTCTGATAAATATTTTATTAAACTCTTTTTGTCTCTAAAAAGCCTTTTCCCCCATTGTGGATAGTTGTTTCTAGGCACACTTAAGCCGTCAGACAATTTGTAAACCATTAAAAAACTTCTATCTGTATAGGATATTTCAATAGTAATTTTGCTTATAGTGGAATGACAGATATTGTCACCACTTAGGTAACATACACTATCACCTACATTAAACTCTGTGTCTATATTCATATCTGTTCGGTTAAGAATTAATTGGCAATTTCATAAAGCACATCCAATGAGTTTTAGATGCTTTTCCGGACTTATGCCCGAATAGCGGCCGCTCATTGATTATCTCCAATATTCGTCTTACAGGAATACGAGTTTCGTTCCATTTGAAAATCAGCACTCCGTTCGGTTCAAGCACTCGCATACATTCGCTGAATCCTTTCTTTATATCTTCCTGCCACTTAAACCGTCGAAGCGTTCCATACTTTTGAGCCATATATGCACCCTCGTTCGCATTATCAAGGTGTGGAGGATCAAAGACTACAAGTTTAAAAGAACTGTCCGAATACGGCATTGCTGTAAAGTCGGCAACCACATCAGGATGGACTTCCAGCTTACGACCATCGCATAAAACATATTCGACATCACGAATATCTTGGAAAAGAACGTTTGGATTCTTCTTATCAAACCAAAACATCCTACTGCCACAACAGGCATCTAATATTATTTTTGTTTCACTCATTTCTATTCCGTTTTGAGCCATTTTCCTGATGTCAGGTAAATGGTAATTATTCGCAATTAAATTCTAATTGTATTATCATCAAGCTATTAATCAACCTCTACAATCTGATATCTCCCTTTTTTGATGTAAATCTTATGGTTGTAATAATCCTTGATTACTGCATATCCAGACTGGGGCCTAATATTACCTGTTAAATCCTCAACATAAGAATTTTCGTAGGCTTCCACTGTTGCGCTGTCGTAGGCTTTCACTGTTGCGCTGTCGTAGGCTTTCACTGTTGCGCTGCCGTAGGCTTTCACTGTTGCGCTGTCGCAGGCTTCCACTGTTGCGCTGTCGTAGGCTTCCACTGTTGCGCTGTCGTAGGCTTCCACTGTTGCGCTGTCGTAGGCTTTCACTGTTGCGCTGTCGTAGGCTTTCACTGTTGCGCTGCCGTAGGCTTCCACTGTTGCGCTGTCGTAGGCTTTCACTGTTGCGCTGCCGTAGGCTTTCACTGTTGCGCTGTCGCAGGCTTCCACTGTTGCGCTGTCGTAGGCTTCCACTGTTGCGCTGTCGTAGGCTTCCACTGTTGCGCTGCCGCAGGCTTCCACTGTTGCGCTGCCGCAGGCAAAAGATGTCGTTGTTACCTCATGGTATTTTTGTGTATAGATACCAGCTTCCGTAAGCTCTTCTTCAGTAAAATTGTCTTCTAAATATTCTGCATCTACTATTCTTGCTGTTCGTAACACCCAAAACCAGTTATCAGTAATAGCCTTAAGTATATCAGCTTTGCTTTGACTCCTTAATCCCATTGCATAACCTATTTGACAGGCTCCTGCTTTCTTGGCGCGCAGTAATAGTTCTTCCTTTATTTTTTCAAATGTTTTCTGTTCCATGATATTGTTTATTTTTCGTTATTTTGATATTTCGATAATTCCACGCCTCGCGCATTCTTCGAGTAAATCCATATCCTCCTTTTTTATAAGAGCACCTGTCTTACGATTCACGCTCACATAAGGCTCAAACCCAAATCTCTTAGCCATCTTCTCTATTGTGGTACGATTCCATGTATTCCATCTGATCACCACAGCTACTTTTGTATCTTCCATGCCTGTACACTGTTAAACCATTTTTTCTTTCCGTCCTTATCCGTGTATTCTTTGGCGGACACATTGAAATTCACTATCACATCATCACCAACCTTCAGAGGATCTTTCACGGGCCCATCACCACTGTACACCGAAAACTGCATGGACTTCCCAAATTGGGTCTGCTCGGTTATCACATATTCCCTTATCTCGTAATCCAAGCCCTTACTTGTCACTCCCCTTCTTGTAACACCAAGGTCAACCGTTATTCTTCCCTTTATCTCGCAATTCATAATCTCACCTTTCTTTTTTCTTTACTGCTTTCTTTAAGTCGTCCCGACTACCCTTCGGGCAGTATAAGACAAGTTGCCGAAAACCGTTAATTTCTAATCTTTTTATTACTAACTTACTGATTTACAATTATTTACCTACACCCCATAAGGTGCTTTTTCTTTTTATGTAATTATTTGATAATCAGTTAGTTATATTTTTTAATAATTGGCGTGATTGATGATGCTTGAAAACAGTTTAGTAATTTTTCCTTAAATTCCTGCTCCAATTCACCCATCACCTCCGTATACTTCTTCTTCTCCACATCCCATGAATTAGCAAACGTGCGTAAGGTTTCCCACTGCTTCTTTGTGAGTTTCCCTTCCATATACATGGCCCTGTACCGTTCCTTGTATCTTGTGACGCCAATTCTCTGTATTTCACGGGCTTTCTCTAGTTGGGATAGCTTGACACCTTTAGCAGGTATTATCTCCCGTTCAAACCGTATCTCTGACCAGTCCTTGTAAAATATCCTAGCCATCTTGTTTAGCGACACATTGTCTATCAATTGGGGTAGCGGTACCGACTGATGCTTGTACACCGTCTCAATGCGAAGTATATTGCTGCCTACCGTCCTTTTCTTCTCCTTTGCCTCGTAAGTCTTATCATAAATCTTCAATATCTTGCGGTAATACTTACTCTTTTCGGTCGTTTTCTGCCGGTACTCCTGATAGTTGGCATCATTCCACAAGGTACGTTCCGCTATGCTGTCCACAAGTCTTATATACTCATCTGCCGGACGGATCATCTTCATTGTAACCCCTATCTCATAATAGGTCACTACTGCATTCTCCGCTTTTACGCACAACCTGAGCAACAGTTCTTCTATTGTCCTTACTGCCATTCGGAAGGTCATCGGGCGGCTGTTGTCCAGTTTGCCCGATTTCCCCTTATGGTATAGTTTACAGACCGAGCAACTGCACTTCAAGGTGTCACCCCTTATTTCGATAGTGCATCCGTCAAAGTTGGAGTATGCAGACGACTTGTAGTAGATCTCATCATCCTCCGAACATTCCTTAAGGTAGTTCTTCAGGACTATAGTCTCTATGTCGTTCACATCTATCCTTGCCTTTATGGTTATTCGGTCAAACATTGTATCGTCAAATTTCGTTCTTTCAAAATCCGGTTCACCTCTCTCTTGTAATGGGCAATCAATGCCTCGTACTCGAATGCAGTGTATTTCCTTGTCTCGTATTTCATCGATTCAAGTATTAGCACCTGATTCTCTCCGTACTTCCTCACCAATCCTCTTCTATAGCCCTGCATATTGCCTTCATCAAAACGGTTGCAGTTACGGCATTGAGCGTTACAATTTACCTCACTGTAACGGGTTGCCATGTGCTGGCGGTTGATGTAATGGCCACAGTCTGCCTGTGTTATGGGCTTTATAAAACCGCACGAGATACAACGGAACACCGTAGTGTTAGGTATCATATCCCTTAATCTGACATACTGGGAAAACACAGCGTCCAGCTTCTTTTTTAAGTTTGCCGTGCTGCTAGTTTTTGCCGGTTTCTTCTTTTTGGATAACATTGGGCTTATATTTTATAATCTTGTTCAACTGTTCCGGATTACGGAATCTTATCGCATATCCGTGCCATTCCTGTGTACTGGACTTATACGGGTATTCTTTGTATTGTGCCGCAAACTCCTTGTCGGTCAATAATGCTACATAAGCTTTCCATTCCTTTCCCTTGTCCCAAAATATGGTCAAATCCCCCAGTTCGGGAACCGTTTCCATTTCACCGGTAATATCCAACAGGAAATCCTTGTGAATCCTCTTAAATACCAATGTAATAAATTCATCAGATTCCATTTTTTGGTATATTTCGTACTTCGATAAATCCGGAAATCCATTCTTTTTCATGATATCTTAAATAAAGTTTTTAAACAATGGCATATATACATTACTCATCCTATTTACATTCTCTTTTGAAACCCATATACCTTCTTCCTTAATCTTTCTATTCCCTGTCGCTGCTTTCAGCGACAGCTTGCTCTTTAAAGCTATCCTAACAAAAGAATCAGGCATATTATATTCCGATATATAGCAATTATCTTGCTTTAAAGCCCATTTATAAAAGTCTTCGTGATTGAAATCATCAAGGTATGAGGATGTGTTTTTATATGGTGGGTCACAATATATTACATAGCTCTTATCAGTCGGAATGGATATAGTCTTATAATCTCCCTGCAAACTTTGCAAATTTCCCAAACTTTGCAACCTTTCCAAACTTTGCAACCTTTCCAACCTTTCCAAACTTTGCAACCTTTCCAAACTTTCCAAACTTTCCAAACTTTGCAAATCGCCTGCATGTTTATCTTTTCTAATCTGGATTAAAAATTTTTTTATCCTTAAACGCTTTTCATATGTGTTTTTACACCCATTTAAGACGCAATCTGGAATAAGTATTCTAAGCTCTGCAAATGGCTTAAAATCATTAAACACGGCATAATGAAACGCACGCTTATAAGGCTCTATATCACCATAACAGTAAGTCCTCTGATCGTTTCCGAAGGAAAAACATATACGTACATAGGGATCCGTATCCTTCAACCGGAAAAAGTCTTCTCGGCTTATCCAGCGGTTTTCGTTCTTAAATCCTCCTTTAATTGCATAAATGAATGTTTTAGTACTATCCGTTATGTCATTAATAATAAAATGTTTATACTTACCGGATAAAATGGCGGCATGAGTGACGGCACATCCTCCGGCAAAAGGCTCTATCCAGATATCAGCTGAAGGAAGATTTGAAACAACCCATTCCGCTATCTTGGACTTACTCCCCATATATGGTAATCCGTAGTTCATATTACTTATTTTTGGTTGTAGTTCCCGGATAGGCGGTCAAACCACACCGGGAGAATAATTGATATAGAATATAACATACAAGAGGACTCGCACCTCACGCTACCCTTTAATAGCGGCTTTGGTTAAGTAATTGATTAATAAAAACTTCCATTTGAAGTTGTGGGAGCTACGGGAATTGAACCCGTGACCTATGGCTTTGCCGATCTGTATCATGGAACACACAAAAACAAAATAAAATAGATTAATTACCCCTGACCGTTAACTGCCATCGCTCTGCCACTGAGCTAAGCCCCCATGTGCCGGATCACCTTCACAGGCTACACCGGCTAAAACCTAAACTAAAACCTATTACCACGAAACAAAATAAATGACTTATCTTAACTCGTCATTATGCTTCTCCTTGTGGACTATGATTTCCCTTACCTGCGTAGCCTCTATTTTCAATATCTTCCAATCTCTCACGCTCCCCTGCATACACTTGTTTATCACGTCCTTTACATCTCCGGCTGTTTCGGAAGATACCATATAAGTGCATTTGGAAACCTTTGTACGTCCTTTAACGTCCAACCATTCCAGCCCGATTACGACTTTCCACCAAACAGCGCTCTCCGTATCGCATTCGTCATACACAGCCTCTATGGCTTCTCTCTTTAGACTGATAACCTTAGGCTCTTTGTAAACCGGGAACTTATCAGCTACCAAAACATTTTCCGCTTCGGTGAATCCCGTGGCATCCACTATGAAAAGGTGTCTTACCTTCTTATCCTTTCCCCTGCTGTCGGTAGTCTTTCCTCTGACTATACCGGAAAACCATTCTTTCATAACTATATTATTTTAATTGATAATCAATCGCCAAACTATCCCAATGATTACGGTTGCTCATGTACTCGTCAACTAACCGGCTATCGGATGGATCACCCAGCTCTACCTTTAAAACCTGATACACGTTGTCCGGCATATTGTAGATCACAGATTCATTATAGTCACATCGTCCGGCAATGCCTAGCAATAAAAGCAATGCCACAACCAATAATGTATATTTTGTTAACTTATTCATAATCAAACTCTTTTTCTTGTTCTTAATCCAAGAAGTAGGCGCACCTAAAAGCGTCAAATCCTAAAATCACAATGAAACAGGCGCGCCTACTGTCTTTTATTATTATTTTTGCTTGTCAAATTTTAAATTTTATCATAATGAATAATCTTATCACACCTCAATTAAAAGATGAACTGTTATCTGATTTATTATCGGCTAATAGTATGCAAGTTCAAGTGAGTGCTTACGAATGGGCTAAAGAGCTTAATGTTTCACCTGATATAATTTGTCCCGTATTCGATCAATTTGAAGAATTAGGATTCATCAATCAAACTAAATGTATGGGAAGCCTACTTGTCTGTCAAATAAAAGCAAAAGCTCATGACTTCATGCGGCATGGTGGCTTTCAAGCCCAAGAAGAAATCCTCATAGCCAACCTGCAAAAACTAAGCAGCGAGCTGGATCTTCTTGCGAAACAACTTAGCCCAAATCTGGCGGAAAAAGCCTCTATGCTTTCCAGCATCGCCGGAAACATTCTTTCCGCAATCACTCTCTTTAAGCCCTAACAGGTATTTTCCCAATTGTCTAATCGGGTCCTGACATGAAGCAAACATCTCAGGACTCATTTTATCTTCATAAACTACCTTCCCGTTTACTCTAACAGTCCTTACCACCAATAAGATACAGCCCTCTTCACTATTTTCATAGCGAATATTTATTGATATATTATTATATCTATTCATAATCCTAGTTTTAAATTGATAAATACTTCCCCTCTCTCGGACTGTGATTTGTCTTGATTGTCTGGTCTATCTCCTTCTGTAATCTTGCTATCTTAACCAGTTCTGCCGCCCACTTGATACGGTTCCTCTCAAAATCACCACATAGCATCGCTTGTGCGTAAAGATCAGCCTTTGCCTCGTGCGCATCCAGCTTTTCTTGTAAATCCTTTGGTATACGTTTCTTTCCTTGCCCCATATCTCACCTCCGTTTTTCTGTGAATAAGCTCAATGCCAGATCAGCATCAACCACAATCATTCGTCCTACTTGGCGGACAGCCTTCTTTATGACGCCCGACTTAAGGCGGTATGCAGTAGTTTCGGAACAATGAAACAGATCCATTATCCCTTTTATGCCGTATACCAAGTTCTGCCCCGTTTTGGCTGGAGCAACTATTTCATTCTTCGGAATCAAGCTGCCAAACAACTCCTTCAATTCGCCTACGGTTAAATCTATCAACCGGGTATCATCGCTTATTCGTCTTTCTAATGGTATCATACCTTCCCCTCCTTGATCCAGTTATAGATAGAATTCACACGCTTTATAAAATCCTTGTGGGAGGCATCACCTATCATAGCGGCAATTATCTCCCTCCTTATCTCGATATCACGCTCTCTAATTTGTGCGTCCTTTATTTTGTCCACACAGGGTTTTATCTCTTCTTTCAACCGTGAGGCTGAACAGGATACATTTATTGGATTATTATTCAGCACTTCGATCATATAGCGCGCTATACCTATAGCATTCATCTTCTCAATATACCGTATATCAAGATCAAACTTAATCCCGTAGCACATATCATCATCATCAAGCGTAATCCCATGTTTACCCTCGTTGGTTTCGTCAATTGTTAACACCAATCTCTTTTTCATATCCTCTAAAAGCAAAAGCCCTTGCCGTTCTCAATCTAGTGTGGTGTTGATTGGTACTAAGCAAGAGCTTTATTTTGATATCCTAAATAACTTACGGTAAACACCACTAAACCGTATCGTCTAATTTTTAATTCATTTGTAGGATATTAAAATGGAAGTCACTATATTTGCCGCTGGAACAATTTTGGTGCGAACAAAATCACGGTTTATGTCGTGACAGCCATTTTTATATCCGTTTGCAACCGTTTTTTTATTGGTTACGGATGCAAAGATAAACGGTTTACCATTCAATAACAAGCTAAACCGTTTAAAAATACAAGTTAGACCGTTATTTAGAAAATGTTTTAAATAATATATTATGGAAACAACTGTAAATGAAAGAATTGCTCAAATTATATCTCAATGTGGATATAAAAGTAAAAGATCTTTTGCAGAAAAGATAGGCGTTGCACAGACATCACTTAACGATATATTAAGAGGTGCAGAGCCAAAATATTCAACATTATATAAAATTTTGGAAGCTGAACCGCTCATTTCCGCCGAATGGCTACTCCGTGGAAAAGGAGAAATGCTTATAGCCTCATCGCCAAATGAGAAAAAGGAGGAAGAAGCCCATGCAGAAAGCCTCTTCCGAAACGTATTGGTTGAATTTATGAGTATGGTTAACAAGAGGCTGAAAAGTATAGACAATAATACTCAATCGTCAGTAGACAAGTTAGAGGGAATTACAGACCTACTTACAGAATTAAGAAAAACAGCTTAATTTATATAATAATTAAACAAAACATATTCATCTAGCGTTTAGTTAATACTAATACTTAAATGATGAACGTATTTATAGATAAGCTGGAAAGGTTGATGGGTGAATTCAAAAATGAACCAGTCAACCAAAATGAAGACAAACAAAAAAGACAATGCCTTACTCTTGTTAAATGCAACGGGCATAAGGCCTCTAAAAAAAGTTTCAATCTAAAAGAATATAATCAAAAATTGATCTTATGAAAAAAGCACTGTTACTTGTTTCTGTATTATTTTGCCTCAACTTGTACGCACAAGAACAACCATTAACCAATAACTCTATTATAGAAATGATTGATTTAGGCTTTTCAAGCGATATTATCATAAGTAAAATAGAAACTAGCCCATGTGATTTTAATACGAGCATTGACGCTTTAAAATCCATGAAAGAAAAAGGCATAGACAATAGCATCATTGTTGCCATGATACACCGCATCTCCGAAATCAAAACCAACGAAGCACAACGATCCGGCATATATTACAAAAATGGAGATGATTTTATTCAATTATTCCCAACTGTATTTTCTGGAACCAAGACAAATACCCTTGGAGCCGCTCTTTCATATGGCATTGCCAGTGCAAAAGTAAGATCAACCATGAACGGGCAACATTCTAATAATGTCATTGAAAACAATAATCCTGAATTTTATTTTTACTTCATTCCTAGAAAATCAGATTTAGGAGTGTCTGCTAGTAATTGGTGGTTCTCCGCAGCCTCATCGCCCAATGAATTTGCCCTTGTCAGACTGACAACCAAAAAAGGTAGACGTGAATTAGAAACCGGTTCTGTTAACTTGTATGCAGGCACATCTATCGGAGTCGATGAAAAAAATCATATTCAAATAGATATAGAAAAAATAGATGATTATACCTTTAAAGTCAAACCTCGTTATTTCCTTAATACAGGAGAATATTGCTTTTACTACCAAGGAAGCATACCGCAGGGAGGATACAATAATCAATCTGTTTTTGATTTCTCTATTCCCCAATCTTGCGCACTAGAATTTTATAACAAATATTCTATTGATGACACTGTTTGGATTCTCAGAAATGGGAAGCCTAAAGACTATGAGATTAGAAAGTTTTATGTCAACGAAGAAGGAATATTCTATGGACTAGGCTCTAGGTATGATTACGAAGTAGAACTATACGCTAGCGAAAAGATATGCTATCCATCGAAGAAAGAACTTAAGAAGGCTCTTAATATCGAATAACATCTGGCATATATGAATATAAATAATTTTCACCTATGTTTTTATAATGGGCAATGATGCTAGTAAAGCAGCATCCGCTAAACGAAATAATAAGTACAATTTAGACAGCTTTATAAATTGCAAAAACAAAGTACCACCAATTTTGTTTTTTACTATATTTGCAAGGTAATGATAGTTTGTGATGGGTAATTACAGTAAAAAACAGGAAGAAAAGAATGAAATTAAGGAAAAAGATAAGGTAAGACGGGAAAAACTTGCCGGATTCTTCTTTAATTTGGCACAACTCACATTTGCCGCTTTAGTGCTTGGGGGAATAACCCCTTTATATACTAATGCAGAAATAGGTGTGAATTGGTACGTTTTAATCGCTGGCAGCATTTTAACCGTTATGCTTGCAAGAGTGGGAAATACAATTTTAAAATAATATATGTATGGAAATGTTAGGCGCTATTTTTACAGTGGGAATCATTATAACCGGCGTATTCTCAATTTGGCTGAAAACCAAAAAAGGGAAAGAATGGCTGAAAAGCCTTTAAATAACAGAATCATGGATGCTCATTCTTTTGAAGCCCAGTATAGTGACGGTAAGACTAAAATAAGTCTTAATGTGGGGGTTTATATCTTCCAAGAGGATAATGTCTATATATCGTATTGCCCGGCTTTGGACTTGTCCGGCTATGGGGAAACTGAAAATGCTGCAAAGACTTCATTTGGGCAAACTTTGGGTATGTATATAGAATATTGTTTACATAAAAATACCTTAGTGAAGGATTTGCAAAAGCACGGATGGAAAATAAAAAGTATGAAGCAAAAGAGGATAAAGGCTCCTGATATGGTTTAAACACCAGCAGGAAAAGAATGGCTGACAAACTTATAACAAGAAAGGCAGGGAAATATAAACCCTGCCATATTTTTTCATACTAAACTTAAAACTTATGAACATCAAACGAAACTGCATCTTTCTTCTGGACAAGGAGAAAGACAAACCTGACTCCAAACTCCGCTACAGAATCAAGTGGGACGGGAATACCGTAGCCTTCAACGTGGGTTACCGGGTAGACAATAACAAATGGGTAGCCGAAGCCCAGAGATGCAAACCAAACACTACCCATGGAAAGAAAAAGATCTCGGCAGCAACTATCAATTCGGAGATAAACCGTCTTGAAGAAACCGTCAACGACACCTTCTTCTTTTTCGAGCAGACAGGACACATACCCACATCTTCCGAATTTCGGAACGAAGTGAACAAAAGAAATGGGAAAATCGTAGAAAAGGAGGAAAAAACGTTTTTCGACTATTACCAACAATTTATCATTGAACAAGGTAAGGAAAACAGTTGGTCAGAGAACACATACAAAAGACACAAGACCACAATGAACCACCTAAAGAAATTCGCACCCGATCTTACTTTCGCAGACCTTACCCATGAAGGACTATCCCGTCTTGTGGATTACTTTATGAGCATAGAAGTGGACAATGAAACCGGGATGAAGAATTACACAGCGAAGAAGTATATCAATCTGGCAAAATGGTTCTTGAAATGGGCATCAGAAAAAGGATACAACAAAGAACTTTCATTCGTCACATTCAAGGAGAAGCTAAAGACCATTCCGGCAAAAGTGATATTCCTTGAATGGAATGAACTCATGAGTGTATATAATGCCACATTCCCGAACGAGCCTCATCTCGAACTAGCGAAGGATGTGTTCTGTTTCCAATGCTTCACCTCGCTACGCTATTCTGACGTAAAAAACCTCAAGAAAGCCGACATCTATGACGGATATATTACCATCACCACCATTAAGACGGACGAGCCGTTAAAAATCGAACTGAACAAATATTCTAAGGCCATACTGGAGAAATACAAGGGCATAGAAGGAATATACGCGCTGCCTGTGCCGGTCAACCAAAGGATGAACAAATACATCAAAAAAATATGCAAAGCCTGTGAGATTAACGAGCCTATATGCAGAACATATTATAAGGGAGCAGAAAGGATAGACGAAATTCATCCCAAATACGAACTGATAGGAACCCATTGCGGCAGAAAGACCTTTATCTGCAACGCACTCATGCTGGGCATAGCCCCCAATATCGTAATGAAATGGACAGGTCACAGGGACTACAAGTCCATGAAACCATATATCGACATAGCTGATAAGGCAAAAGAAGAAGCCATGAACCTTTTTAACCGTTAGTCCCTTAATTAGTCCCTTTTTCTTTAAAAATACTGATTTTCAGTATCATTTGTACACCCGATGAGAATCGAAATATCAATGGTTAAACCTGTTATCCCCGTTCTAATGCCTTCTGAATGGCTTTTTAACGGGGGTATTATTATCTAAATCTTTCAGACACTGCCGTAAACAGTCCCCGATTTAGTCCCCGATTTTTATATATCGGGGATCATTTTAGCACATATTCCACCATACAACAGCCAGCAAGCGACAGAAATCAAAATGGCTCCTATCGTCCAACTGATCCAGCAATATGTCTATACTACGATCCATATTGCATTGCGGTCATATACTCCCATATCTTACCTTGTGGTCCATCCTCGTCGGCAAAGTAGAACTTATGAGCACCCTTGATGATCTGCGATTCATCATAGATAGAGCACATATCGGAATAAAAGCTATTAAAAGCTACGTACTTATCCCACTTTGTCGTTCCAGAAGGGAAAGACAGGTTCTTGGTCGCGTCCTCCACTTGGTCAGCACTCCAATGGGCACCGTTCTTCTTCTCACCGCCCGGACCTGTATAGCGGATTTTCTCAATATCCATTTCCGCAAAATTTTTATCGTAGTGCGGACCGTACAAGATGGAGTGTTGCTTGCGCATAAACTCCCAATACATTGCTGGGTGTTCCTCTTTCAGCACACACAGCATATCACTAAGACCGTCCACGCTCTGCCACATTGCCTTGTCAGAGGCAACACCGTTAGCCTTTGCATTTTTAATTAAATCCTTGTATTCCATATTCAAATATATTAAAGTTACATTTTGTTTTGTTTCGTCTGATGGGTGCTGACACTTTGAGTGGAATTTTTAAGTATTTTTTCCTGTCTATTTGTAACAGCAAAGTCCAGTTTACGCTATCATTTTGATTAATCTATTCTATTAGTAACTTCTTTAATTCCATCAAATCCGCATCAGTTATCTTAATCGCACCCGTCTTGCCAAATAAAATGCTTGTTATCGGATTGTCCGGAAGCGCAAAACGGATACTACCCTTTCCTATGGTCCCACGGATAAAGCCCTTACCAAATGGCATTTCTTCCATTTCCCGAAGCATGGAAAGCATATCGTTAAAAAGTAAATCCGCATCCACATTGCCATTCTCATCACACAAAAACAAAGCGGCATTATCTATCATGTCACCTATCCCGTCCTTTTGCTTTGCTAGAAAATTCTTCGCCCCTCTCTTGAGATACACAGACGCTACCTTTAATTGAGGATTATTCAATACAAGCCCGTCTATCCTCTCGTCAATCCATAGCTGCAATGAGTCAGCTAGCTTGTCCTTCAGTTCTGTTATATTCTTCTTAACCTCCATTACTTCTTAGATTTTTGTTGCGGTTTCCCGTTTTTCCAATCAATAAACTCCTGCCATGTCATATCGCTATGCTCCGTTACGTATTCGCGGAATAAAGCATCTCTTCTCGCTGTTTCTTCCTTGGCTATCTTAGATGTCCTCCTGACAAATGACAGCTGCTGCTCCAATACGGCCTTTCCTTCCGCAGAGCCCTCTATTCTGCCCTTGACAAGAAGAAGGACCTCTGAATTAACCATCTCCTGAATGGCCATGCTGTTATCATAATATTCTTTGTTGTTATTAAGAACAGCTCTCTCCTGATCATTAAGCGATGAAACAATACGGTCTATCTCATCCCATATCGGGGTAGGTGTAGATACTCTCTGTTGCTGAGTGATGCCCGGAATCTGTTTCAACGCCTGTAGCTTCTGTGTATAAGCCTCATTCTCCTGTGCCAGACTTTCCAGACTTCTTCCTGTCGATAACAATGGATCGCTTTCAAACATTCCCATAATAATACTTGTTAGTGGTTAATAAAGAAAGTGGCATCGCCCCCGAAGGGGCTTACCACTAACGTTCTTACGCTTCCTTATGCGCTTGGAGCTGTTCCTGCCTGTGGACGGCAGTTGCATCCGTAAGGGTTCGCCCCCTCCAGCACGTTCACTGTCGGGGTTGACGGTAAACCCACTACACCATAGATTGCACGACAGGTCTTGCGGTCCGTATAGCACATACTATCCTTCAGGACACTTTCCATACCCATCTGTATGATCTTGTTCTGATACAGGTTAGCCACTTCCATTCCGTAGACTTTCTTGTCAAGCTCACAGAACTTGGCGGAGTAACGTTCGTTCAGTGTGTCGTACAGGTCACGCTGTCCTTTGTACAAGCCGAATGCGGCTGTATTCAGCTTGTCGTTCATGTTGTCGTAGAGATCACGGGAAACCTTATAGTTACCGAAATCACCCTCTACCTGTGACTTGTAAAGCTGCCATTTCTCGTTGATATCAATCTCACGATGATTATACATCTGCTCCTGAGTGTTGACTTTAATCCCCCAAATGGTGTTTGTTAACGCCAAAGCCTCATCACAACCTTTCTCCCATGCCTGGAAAGCGGTAGGAGCAACACCGGTACGACCGGAAATAGCATCACTGACTGTGTTGATATTCACGTTTTCAGGCATACCACCGCCGATACCTACACCACGACCACGCCCCCACAATGATAATACTCCCGCACCGATAGCGATACCGAGAGCGGTTCCGGCTAGACCTTTTGAAGCATATTCCTTCCTGTCGTTGTCATGGACATACTCCTTTTCTTTAATCACTTGCTTTACTTCTGCTTCCATAAACTTATAACTTTTTGGAATTACGGTCAATATTGACCGCTCACAAATGTCCGTACAAGTCACTTGCAGATAAAGTAATTACTTGCTATATACTTGCTAATTACTTTCCAATTGCTTGCAACTGTCCATTTCCTTAATTTTTGCCGATTCGAGCGAATAAACGATACACCTTGTCGGGTACGGTTGATAAATCTGCCAATTTCATGATCAGTCAGCATTTTGGACAACGCCATGACCAGTAGATACCTTGCATCGGCGCATTCCTCGCGATTGCTGGCTAATATGTCAGCCTCAACAAGACCGGTAACATCACACACAACACCTATTATATCCTTATACAGTTCCTCTAATTTCATTTTTATTCGGTTTTTGAAAACAAAACACCCGAAGTGTTTGTTATTGCCAATGAAGGCCGCAACAACACCACGGGTGTTTATCTCCTTATCCGACTGTCAATCCTTTCAGGAGGCGGCTTTCTTTTTTTTCTAAGCCGCAAAAGAATCACTTTTATTATATGAGTTTCTATTATATGCCACACTTCTACCTGTGGCGGATAATACTTGATGTTGCTATCTCATCTTGCACCTCCCTTCTTCTTTATCAACCAAATGACTACGATTAGTAATACTAATATAATACCTATAGATAACTCTCCTAGTTCTAATTTCGTCTTCTGCCACCATGTTAATTCCTTCTCCACAGGATAGGGAACCCCTACCTCTTTCTCCTTCTCTATATAGGCTGTATCGCGAATTGTCCTGTCACGGTAGACTATATGCCATTTGTCGACAATTACAGAATCGCCTTTCTCTCTTATATAGACAGAATCCTGAATGTGGATGGAGTCACGTTCATGTACGGTAAGATAAAGACTGTCAGTCCTTATTGTTTCTATCGGAACATACCTTATACTCCGGCATGATCCAAACAGCAATAGCAATGCTATCCCTACTGCAATCCATATATAGATCCTTAGTTTCATAGCAGGTCCCATCCCTTATAGATATCCTCCATTACGGCAGGAACACCATTTTCAACATAAGATATAGCGGCAGCCAAAGAACACATCGTATCTTTATCCTCAATGTCCGGAACATATACTGAAGGTACCTGCATATCCTGACATACCCGTCTGATGTAATCCCCTGTATTGTTCTCTGTCTGTGGGGCCCATCTTGTAATAAAGTCTGCAATACAAACACAGTTGTGTCTCCTTCTGTAATTCTGCAATGTACGGATTAAAGCACGATAACCCCATTTCATTTCTACAAACTGAAAAAACTCCTTGTCTGTCTGTTTCTCTCTCAATCCCTGCCATTTATCCTTTGTTATTCGGATATTACCCGGATTGTTGTTTCTCAAACCTCTTGGTAAACTCTTCATTTCTTTCCCTCCTTTTCTTTTAATTGCTCTATTAAATTATTAAACCGGCTGTTAATATAAATGCTGATGCCAAAAACACTACCGGCATACAACAGACATTGAGCAAACAACCACAATACACTGTCGTGTATCTGACCCATAGGTTCAGAGCACACAAAGCCAGCCACAGCCAAGGACGCTCCCAGTACAAGCATCCCCACGGCAGTTGAATACTGAATGTTTTCTTTTGTCTCCTTTCTCATTATACAAACAATTTAAGTTCAATCCTTTTTTAATCCTTTAATTACACGTTTTGGATTACCCGATTATCAAACTAACCTTTATTTTGTATGACAAAAAAAAGAGCCTGCCACGGAAACTAATCCGCAACAGTCTCTTGATTTTAAGAGATAGATAACCGGCAATTAATGTCGGTTACCGTGATAGAATCTTATAGCCTCATTGACATATAATGATACTGATTGCTCCTTATCCAAGATAGCAGCTACATCCTCCTCTATCGTGACAAATATTTTTCTTACACCTCTAACCTTGGGACGTCTTGGCACACCATTGCTGTCCAATATCCTGTATATCGTTTGCTCAGACTTTATATCTGTTTCCTTCATTATCTCCTTGATAGCCATCCCGTCCTTATATAGGGACAACACCCTAGACTCTTGATCTAGGGTAATAGATCGTCTTCTTGCCATAATTAATATGTTTTATAACATTTATAATTTGTTGCTCGTTAATTCAAAAAGTTGCACCTTTGCATCGGACATCAACGATGTTAGTCGCACTTCGGTGCGTGGATTGAAACGACATTAGAAATGTCATTGTGATTTGCTCACAAATTAGTATTTCTATACAGCCACTGTATAGTGAAGAGGCGGAGAAATCCGCCTCTGTTTTTTATTCTTTTATTTTGCAAAAAAATGTATGTAGGTCATTCGTATCAAAATCCCCTAATGTGATAGGAGATTTTTTTCGTATCGTATCAAAACGCTCTCTATCTTCATCCGTCATATCTTCGGAAACGGGCCATTCTTCCAGCATGAAGATATCAATATCACCTTCATATCCATTCTCGTCATTCAGTTCAATACAAATATGTGGATAATAATTCATATCAAAACCTCTATCCTCTGGAAGTTCAAAACCAAGATCATAGTAAAATTCATAAAAAACACACGTTTCATCTATCGCGTGGTTCTCATTATAGTAATTAAGATCCTCTATCTCAGAATGTAATAGTAACGACCATATAACATTGTATGCGATTGGCTTTAAATCGCAAACATCATTAGAACAATGTTGCCTAACATACGCATATCTATTGGGGGTCTCTCTAATTGAGTCACCCCACCATCCTAATTCGTTATCTATATTTTTCTGTATCATAATTGAAAAAAATTTTCATTCTACAAACTCTATATCGTTCAAATTAATCGGATAAACTTCATAGACTACCACCTGATCAAATTCCCCATATTCATTTTTTTTATTCAAAATGTTTGCTATTAACTGGCAGTTATAAGAATCACATAATCTAATTAATTCAATAGATGGAGCTTCGAATACTTCTATCGTGTTAAATCTCTTATCCTTATTAATTCTATAAGAAAACATAGATATCATTTCCGCATTAATGCCTAATTCTTTGATCTTGTTGTACAATTCTAAAGTTTTCATAATTTTGATACTGAATTAATCTGTTGTCACCAGCTTTATATTTATCATAAAAAAATTTCTTCAACCTCAAATTCTGCCTTCTCTTCCCAATCAAAAAAGTCTAAATTCTGTTCATCCTCTTCCGTCAAGTAGTAATATGCGCGGATTATATAGCCATCAATCTCAATAGGGGATTCAGCCCACTCTTTTAGACCTACATGTTGTGGTTCAAACGCCGGATAAATATATCTGCTTGTAGGTTCTGCGCCAGTAGATATAGCTTTATCAGCTATTTCTTCACCAAATCTCTCTACTATTTCTTGATATGTGTAACTTTTCATAATTGTATGTTTTGTTTGTTATTACTTGTTGTTTTATTATCACAATGCAAATATACAACATTGTGATATAATGGCAAAACAAATCACAATATATTTTCTTGGATTGTGTAATATTTAACATTTAAACACAAAAAGACAGCCGACAATAACGCTAACGATAATACATAAGGGCTGATCTTGGTGTAGGTCAGCCCTTATGCTTAAAACCATTCCGCATCCGGGTGTACTTCTACGGACAGACGGTTTATTAATCTGATGATTAGTTCTCGTATCATAAGTATATGTTTTATTCCGTAATGTCTGAAACCCCATACGGGTTATCCAATGCGGCAATCACACACTTTTGAGCGATATTAGCTCTTCTGTCAGTAACCGCTATGATTCTGTAATTCGTTTTGTCTTCCTTAGTCGTCCGGTATGTATTTCCTAAGAAGTTTAAGTGACTAAGTTTATAACCAATCATCTGCCATAAGGCTCCTCCTACAAGATATCTTCCGATCCCTTCTGTCATGTGCAGACAGTCCCTGCTCAAATCTGTACCATAATGCCAGTTCATGAAGTTATTATCCTTACCGGCCATGAATGGATAATCTACCGCAGCCTGATTCAAGTCAGTCATTGATTCAGCTTCTTCTATGGTTGGGACCACGGTTGTAACAGGAGTGCCCGTTTCCGGATTGGATTGAGACACAACTCCCTGTATGGTCGTATCGGCCCTTAAAGACGTGCCTCTGGCATTTTGTACGGCTGTTCCGGAAGGGATGACGAATTTTACTTTCGGGCAATGTTGCAATACCTTTTGAGCCAAGCGGCACAATTCCGTATACATACCCAGCTGCCTCTGCTTTTGATTAATGCCGAAACTCAGCCACTTGTCTTTCGATCCTTGCGATGATGAGAGCGTATGATATACGCTGTACGCCCATGTCATGTTAAAACAGATTACAGGATGCGAGAACAGGCAACATCTATCAATGATGTCAGCAAACAGACTCACATAGTTATTGGTAATATTCCCTTTCTCGTCCTGATCCCAATAGGTTGACTCATCTGCGGATTGATATGCTCCGTTCTGGATTACCACAAAATCCCACGCTTCGTCAGACAAGGCCTCTTTTACCGTACTGGTGCCATTCTCCCAGGCAATGGCATTCACCCCCCACTTATAGTAGGATATTTTGCGGTCTGATTCGTAAAATGTTATATAATCCTTAATACCAGAAGCGCCAACATAAAGGTTGCCGATAACAATCTTAAAATTATAACTGTGCGCTATATCTCCAACGTAATTAATCGTGTCAACTCCAAAGGAAGAACCGATGAAAAGTATTTTAAGAGAATGATAAAAATCAGTGATTTTTACATCATTAATATGTTTGTGAATAGACTCATCTACATCGCTGATTTTTTCGTCAAAGCCTTTAACCCGAAATCCTTTGAAATAGTAACCGGTAATCTTTTCAACGGCCGACGAAGTTCCAAAAAATGCCATCTGCGTCGCATCCTCATTGAGTTTGTAATAAGTACCGTTGTCCTGATAGGAGATGATGGATGATGTATTAGTCGAGTTTTTGAACTTCATATTCAGTCCGAGACTGTTGGCTTTCACTTGTTTTCCAGTCTTGTCATATACAGAAACCAAGTCACCGGCTTTCAAGTTTATGTCATATATTTCTTTCGTTCGCAAATATCCCTCCATTGAATCTGCTTTCAGATTCTTTCCCTCACCTGTCCAGCGTCCGATAACCAGATCATCCTCATTAATATATATGCGTCCAACATTGCCACCATTAACCGATTCGTCAAGATTGGATATATGTTCTATATTGTCGGCCGTAGATCGTTCCAAAGATTCCACATTTTCCGTCAATTCACTGATTTTATCCCCGGCTCCTTTCACATAAGCTCCCTTAATTACAAACCCGTTCAAAGACTCTATACCGGATGATGCAACAGTCATATAAATCTCAACAGCATCAGTATTCCCAATCTGGATACCACTACCGGATTCATACCAGCTCCATTCTACCTTGTTTTTTGCGGAACCTCTGAACTTGAATGTAATACCATAACCATTCATTTTCACTTGTTTTCCGGAGGCTTCATACATTGTTAAAACAGCGCCACTTTTAATAAGAGTACTCACCTCAGTATTACGTTTATAAGAAGAGTTATCATTATGAGTCAATGATGATCCTTCTCCCGTCCACTGGCCTGTTACCCACGATTGGATATTAAGATTGATATATCCGGTATCACCACCATTTAAAGAACTTTCCAATTCGGATATTTCTGTAGCCAGGCTCTTACGCGTTTGGGGGTTAACCACCGCATTATAGATGGTAGCCGGGTAAATGGTTTGTCCGCCCTTCGTCAGTTTATGCATTTTTGCCATAATGTATCTTATTTTTAGCCTAAGTTCCGCCGGAACTTGGACTGTTGTTATTTTATGTAATTATTTATTAACTATTAAAATCACTCAACACATCATCATACTCCTTATCTGACAGAGATACGCTCTGCACCGCATTGTAGACGACATAATCAGGATAAGATGTTATTTCCGCTGTGCTTTCATCGGTCTTTCCAGTAGTCAGCACAATCCCTGTATCTTCAATAGATACAATGTTGCAGATGCCATCTCTAAAGTCAACATCAGAGATGAAGTATTCCCGTTTGACCTTTAACATACCGGGAGAGAAACCGGGGTTGTCAAAAGCAACAAGCAGACTGCCATCTTCCATACGGCTGCAACCCACATACTCTTGTCCGTCAAAGGAGGCTATAAACTTTCCCTTAAACGGATTGAAGTAAGTAAACCGGAAGGGAGTTGATATGTCTCCATTCAGGTTTTTCTCTATAATTTTAAAATCGGACTGATAATTAATTTTCATAGCTATAATATTGATGTTACATCATCTATCTCCTCGACTGTCAAGATGCCGGAAAGGTCAACACTTCCACCGCCTCCGATTGTTCCTGTTTCGCTCCAAACACCTCTCGTCTTACATTGATACAGAGGACCCGGTATGGTATCCCCCACAACTGCCCAGTCACCCACAACAGGAGATGGGACAGCAGCCTGCAATGCTTCTACAGTCGAAAACAATCCCTTGTTGCGTATAACGTTCTGCTTGACCTTCTCCACTTCAGTGGAGGTCTTGCTAAAGTTGCTGTTAAGACGATCTACCGCCTCACTCCAAGTACCTGTTTTATTAATACTATTAAGTTCCATATCACTTCATTTTACTTTGGCAATACGCTCTGATCCCATACAATCTCAGATCCCTTAACCATAATTATGCGTCCTCCCATTATCTGGGTCTGATATATATAACCGTCACTTCCTCTTTGCTCAACAACCATACTGTCCGGGCGAAAATACAATACATCACTATTGGAAGGATCATTCATAAAAATACGGGGAACCATACCGCTCAATCCGTATTGAAGGGATATATCTAAGAGCGAATTACCATCATTATCATGAATATCAATTGACGGTCTCCCATATTCATCCTCAGGGAATATGGTTATCTCGTAACCTGACGGTGAGGAAACTTTCACTTTCCCGACAAATTCAGGATTTCCCTCTGCATCCCATTTAATGTTCCCATTGGCAAGCTGCCCGGAACCATCCTCATTCAACAGTATCTTGCCATTGGCTATTTCAACTTTTCCCCGGAAATATCCGCCCAAAGCATAGATATATCCTCTTAAGAACACATCACCACCATGAGCGACAACGAAATTCGCCATGTTCTCCCATTCTTTATCGGTAGGTTGGTAATTCGGATCATTTCGAAACCTCATCACAGTTCTAATAGCCTGTTCAAGTTTTCCTCCTGCCCAAAATGCCACATCATCATCATCATTGTATATGCCGCTCACTCCGGCTGTGACCTTTTGCATCTTACCATCCTTGTAGTTGCCTAGTTGGATCATATTGGCCAATATCAAACCGCCAAGGATATCCACAGATCCATCCTTAATCGCACTGGCGATATAGTTAATTGCTTGAAATCCGGCCATAGACTTGTCATTGTCAAGAATTGAAGGCTTCCAATCGGTAGCGATAGTTCCTCTTTCTAACTGAAGGTCACAAACGATTGCGGTACCACTGATAAGAAATATACCACTGCCATTGAAGGTAATCTTATGGGTATATCTCTGATAAGAGGATGTGAGAGGCTGAGAAACACTGAAAGAACCGCACGAAACAGACACAGACGTACCCTTTGCTTTATAGCTGATAACATAACTTTCCCCTTTAATTAACGACACAGATTGGGACAAGCTGCCTATTGCAGCAGAATATCCGGAAATAGCCTCACTGTCCGCAGATACGGTAGCCACTCCCGTCCAATATTCCAATTGCTTGCTAAAAAGCTCGGTATCCGCCGATAACTCGATAGCGGCAGATAGATCCTCTGTTTCATAATCTCCCGTAAACCCAGTATTACGTAACAGATTGACCGAACCAATATTCACAGCCTTATAAACCTCATCCGGCAAATCCGTCAGATTTGCCGAACCTGTAGAACCCGGCTGCAAGTTCATCCTTCCCGTCAACAGATTGTCTCCCGGTTTTATTCGGGTATATTCTTCCGGCAAAATAAAATTATTGATCCCCACATATTGTCTTATGTATGGAGACCCTGTGCCGGCACCTGCTAAAATCTGAGCATTTTGCCTATTAGGATCATCTGTACCTTGATATCCTAATTGTACAATATCATCCCCTACCAATGGAGCATCACTCTCCAATGCACATACACTTTTTGACAGGTCTATATAATCAGTTCCTACAGATACAACCAAACGCCATAAATAATGATTCCCTAGTTTCCCATCTGCCTGCTTTTCCAAATTAAACGTTTCAACCAGTGCTTGATCTTTTTCCTTAAATTGATTATATATTATCCTTCCATCAGCATCCTTAGTACGCATGTAACATCGCCAAAAATCGTTGTATTCCTCAACTTTTATACAAGACATTCCGGCCGCTGTCTGCATCAACTTTCCACCGATATGGGTTGTCTTCTGTACTTCTATTTCTTCAGCGGTCAACTTCCTCCGAAAATGAGCATAGTCAAGTTCCAGATGCCATGCGCCTTGTTCATCTTGCCATAATCCTGCTCCGGTTGAACCTTGTGTAAAATTTCCTCCATACCACCCCTTTACAAATGTGATAAATTCTTTGGCCGTATCTGGTTTATCCTTCCGTAAAAAATGGTCGATAACAAACAGACCTGTCAACATATCATCATCCCTAATATCATCATACTCTGTTTTGGTTCCGACAATACGCTTTAAATCGTGCCCACTAATTTTTATCCCCTTCAAAAAATTAATCACCCCTTGCGCTTCATCGTCATTTAAAGCGGAAATAAACCAATTGAATACAGGTGTGTCCTCATCCAGCGTATATGCGGAATTGGCATGATCGGCATTGGTGACATCACCGCCACCACCGCCACCCTGTATAATAGTCACAGAGCGGGGAACATACTTCCCATCACGCTCCCTCGGTACTACCCTACTTATGATTCTTATATCTGACCTTATCGCCATTCTCTATCATTGATAATGTTATTGTATTCTGCTCGTAATCCCATACACCACTTAATAACAAGAATTTCTTACTAACCATAGAATTGTCATACAAAACCGTGAAAGGATGAATGAGATCACTGTTTTTTAATACCTGAGTTAACTTGATTTTGGTTACTCGGTATCGGTTAATTATACGCCTGATCAACGCTTCTTCGGGGCGCACAAGCGTACCTTCTATTGCCGAATACAAGTTGTTTGTTAAAAAATTGCCATTTAAAAGAGCTTTGCTGTAAGTCGCCCCGTCTTCATTATAACTACTTATGCCAAATTCTATCTCGTCAAGTTCGGACATAAATTTTTCATTGACTACATTCTCGTATACACGATCCCCGTTCTCACCTTCATCTACAACTCCGTCTTTTTTCTTATAATTCAGATTAGGATTCTTGTATATATATCCATAAAATTTTATACTCCCAGCTCCCGATTCAGGAGTAAATCCTATTTCACTTGTCCTTCTTATCTTTAATGCTAAATCCCCTATAATCGGTGCATTATCCGGCAATTTAATAATATATCCGGACAGACCAGAATACGGCATATCAGGTGACTTGGTATTCTTAACAGTTAATGGAGAGCCTGCGCTTTCGTTTTCATATCTGATCTTAAATTCAGCCTCACTGTCAACCCACGAACTTCCATTCCAATACTTATCTCCTATCCTTAGCACATAAGTAATATCAGCATACCCGGATTTCCCCGAAGGCTTACAGAACGCTAAATTTGCATCGTCCCACGGAACTATAATACTACCGTCAATACTTAATGCTCCATTCATCCACGCAGCTCCCTTAGCACCTTTTATCGCAACCAAATCCTTACTCATTGCCTCCCCCGGCTTTTCCTGAAACTGCTGCCCTTTCACTCTATCTTGAACGGCCAATGTCCATGAATAGTCAGAAATGTCAGGGATAAAATCCGATCTTTCCCACTTTCCCCCATATTCACTAATTTTTAGCAATGCGCTTCCGAAAGAATTATTCATTGCATCTTTCGGATCTTGTTTTTCCCCTGTATCGCCATCGTAAGAGTCCAATTCCCATTTTTCAGGAATTAAAAACCTTTTGCGTACCACCTTAACATCATCCCCTGACAGTTTATCATAACTTACACTTTGGTAACCGTTTTCTTTCAACGTTTCTAAATCTTCATTCTCCACCAATTCGTCAAAGACGTTGTTTATCGCCTTAACAGTAACCTTATTATACCCGGGAAGCACATCTATTGTATGATCACTACCACCGAAGCCGATATCCTGAAGCAATACAGTGTTTGGAGTAACCATCTCATAAGTGACAAGATCCTCGCCATACGAGAAGTATTCCCCTTTCCAATCTGCATCAACAAAATACAGGCTACCTTCATAATCGTATAAGGTCCAATTAAAAAAACGACAAAAATACTCCAGTACCTCGTCCAACATCATCCCTTCTGAGGTGAAGTTTTCTTCTGCGAGAGTTATCTCATCGAATATGTTTTTCTTTGTCGAATAATTCACTTCTGACGATCCATAGACATAAGGTATATATATCTTTTCATATCCCCCATTAGCTGATCTTATAATGTACCTTAAGAGGTTTATCGACGTTATAAATCCATTCTCTGTCTGTTTCTCATATTGTATATTCTCAAGCGTTCCTATTGCACTGATACAATCAATACTGATATTATCCGGTGTAGGCTTATAAGGCTGCGTAAATTGTTCCGGAACAATATACCCCGTCCACATCAACTTGTCACCCTTGAACAGCTTAACCGGGGCGTACTGGTTGTTAATGCTAAACAGGTCTAGAAGTAAATCACTACCAAGAAGGGTCAATGTTGCCGTAGAACTTCTTATCGGCTCATATACAAAGTTTTCATCGTTCCCTTCTACGACAAATGCGCTTCTTGCGCCCAGTAATTCTGTCACCTGTCCCACATAGCCATCAATATAGACCTTTACATCATAGGCTGTGTTTCTGTAATTTTTAAAATGTATGTTATATCTCTGCCCCATATCACCACTTTATATTGTTAGCCTTCATGTAATTCCTTATTGTTATATACATAGCCTTACCGCTTACCCGTGCCTCACCGTCTACCGTTATGTGATTGGATCCACCACCATTATTAATCATATTGAACAGCTTACCTTGCTGGGACTGGTTCAATATCATCTCGCCACTGTTAACCCGTGCTATCATGTGATCACCGAAAAATGATGATCCTCCCACTATACCACCTGTTGCATATTTGGGAATATTGGCTAAAGCAGCCAAAACTGAAGCTATGGCGGCTACAGCCAAAGCCGCACCAACAAACGGAATGGAAGCCACAGACGAAGCGGCTCCGGTTACGGCTGCTTCCGTATTAGCCACAGATTCTTCCTTTTTCTTTGCATTAAGAGCATCAATAGCCGGAATCGCGGCAGCCACAGAGTTCATTAAGTTCCCGAAATAAGACAGGATAGAACCGGCGGCACCATCAGCCATTGAAGACATGCTACCAAAAGCGTTACCTATGGCACTTAACGAATTTGCGAAATCTTCGTTTTCTTTAATTTTTTTGGACAAATCAGGTAATTTAGCTTCATCTATAGCTTCATCCAAATCAATCTCTATATTTTTTATCTTTATTTTATCTCCACTCTCAATAGCCTGTCTTAGCTTGTTATGAAGCCCTTTTACCTCTTCATTAGCCCATCCTTCGGCATTAAATGCAGCTAATTGCAAATCCGTAGGTCCTTTCTTTCCCCCAGTACCCACAGTAGCCCCCTTGTTTAATTCCTTCTGGATATCACCAACGCCTTTTAATTTCTGTCGTTCTTTTTCAATATAATCTAATATTTCATCACGTATTTGCTTTTCGTTCCGAGCTAACATATACACTTCCTTTGATTGCTCGTAAGCCCGTTTGTCCCACTGTCCACCTCTCTCATTGTATATTGCCATAGCCTCTTCATAGGCTTCTTTTTTTTCTTCTAACGAATCAGCTCTCTTATACAGATCTCTTGTTAAATTCTCTTCCCAGTTCAAGGCATCTTCCCGGCTCATTCCTCCTTTTACCAGTTCGTTTATATCATTTATAGCGTTTTGAACTTTTTCTGATCTAAACGATTTCTGACCTTCGCTCTTATAACTAGACTCGTCCAAAGCTTGTAATGAAGAAAATGCCGTTCGTGCTCCATCTACAATATCAGCTAAAAAACCAACTACGCTTTGTAACATACCCGAAGAATTGTTTAGCGTTAATATGAAACCTTCCCAAGCAGATTGCAATGCCGCTATAGATCCTGCTAAGTTGTCATTATTGATTTTTTGTTGTTCTAATGCAGTATTTGTTCCTGTTATTCCATCGGTTAACTCTATAAATTTATCTTTTTCAGAAACGAGTGCCAAAGCAGCCGTTACGCTCTCTTTACCAAACATTTTCGTCATTTCTGTAGCGTTCATGTGCTTTGCTGCAAGGTTTTCCACAGCTTGTGACAACCCGACCACGGAAGGACGTAAGTTCTTGTCCGCACTACTTTCCAAAGTGAGAAATATATTACGCAGATTAGTTCCCGCACTGCCGGCATCCGTTATTTTAGGAGCAATAGCCTCTATCGCGGCTACCAATTCATTGAATTGTACACCTACAGAAGATGCAGCACCACCGGCATTCTCTATAGCCTTGTTCAGATATGGGATATCAGCAGAGCCTTGTTGAGAGGCTGCCGCTAAAATATTGATATATTCAGCAGCTTGGCTAGAAGAAGCGCCCATCTGATTTAGAGCTCCTGTTAACGCTTTAGCGGCCTCAGGAACATCTATTTCTGCGGCTTCTGCTAATATAATAGCGCTTTCCGTTACAGAAGATAAAGCCTCTTTATTTTTTAACAACTCTGGCATTTGAGATCCTATCAGCTTAAAGGCATCTACCACCTGAGATGCAGTCTGCGTGGTGGTACTACCCAAACGGATAGCCTCATCTTTAAAAAACGAAAGCTCCTGCGTTGTCACACCTGTTAAGGATTTCAAAGAAGATAACGACTTTTCAAACTCCATAGAAGTCCTTACCACATCCCCAATGGCTACCGATATACCAGCGAAAGCAGCAAAACCACTTAGAGCAGGTCCTATCTTGCCGGCCATACTTGTTATGCTTTTTTCAAAATTCCCTATCTCACCTTTCGCCCTTCTGATGTTCTTATCAAAATCAGCGGTGTTAAACAACAATCTTACAATCGCATTACTTGCCATATTCCATATTTTTTGCTCGTTCTCTCAATTCTTTCAGCTCATTCTCATCTATCTCTATCGGTTCCCGTTCCTCATCCCATGGAAATGGGAACAGCAATTCAGGTGTGAGACTTTCCGTAGAATTCACTTGTGCGATAGTATACATCATCATTCTTGTGCGCTCCCATGCCTCCTGCTCCTTCCGGTTCATCCCCCTTATAAATGCAGCACACTCGTTAAAAGTCATACTGTCAAAGAAGTAATCAGGTGATATCCCTCCACGACCGACAACTTCTTCATACAACCTTATCACACTTACTTCTTCGCTCTCTTTCCCATCGCTTTTTTTTTATCATCTTTCCCGACAATCATACCGATTCTCTTGTTCTCTTCCTCTAAAACAGCCAAAAACGTTTCGAAAATGGACGGATCTAAATCACATGCGTCTATCACATCATCAAACGTTAACGGAAAATCCTTGTTATTTGCCATCAGCATAGCACATAACAGGATATAACTGTTAACCATCCTGTCACCGGAATAAGACTTCCCGGTAATTTCCTCATATATAAATAAGGCGCGCAGAGTATACCTTAATGTATACTCTGCATTGTTGATCGTTACTTTCTTCATAGCCCAACAGCTTTAAATCAACTTCCTGCACCTGTAGCCTTCTCCAGTTTCCCTTGTCCCTTAAACTGCGCCGTCATGGTGGAATTACTACCCTTGGCATCAGTACGGTCAAGAGATGTAATCAGAGCCTTACCCTTGTAATACTTCTGACCCGCCTTCGTAGCCGGAGAAGCCCAACCGTTTTCAGGAATACCGTCATTGGTCAAATTAGCCGGTACTCCCAAAATGATATCAACCGCCTCACCGGCAATAAAAGCATCATAAAGAGAATCAAAACTTTCCACATCAGCATCAGCACTCACTAACGCCTCTGTAGATGCTTCCCATCCCATCTTCGTGACTATCGACTCATCCCACATGCCATCGTCCTTGCTGGCGGCATCGCCCGTCTCTGCGGTAAGTGTCAGCTTGTGACTGGTTGCCAAAGCCGTAGCCTTACCGGCAACGAAAATCATAAAATCCTTTCCATTCAAAGGTTTTGCTTTTGACATAATCTATATAATTTAAAAGTTAAACAATTCCTTAAAAAACAGATTCTATTCTCACGAACCGAATCCGTAAAACAATTGATTTTTACTATGAATTTATTCTTAAGTGCTATATTCAATAAGTTATCTACATAGGCAATACATCAGGGTGTCTCTGATAATACACCTTCGTTAGTGCCTGTTTCAATTCCTGATAATTTTTAATAAATCCCAGCTCAATCCATTGGGCTATCTGTTGTTCCAGTTCATACATCTCACGTATCTTAGCCTCATCGCCAATCTTATTACGCATTTCTGATTCATGTTTGCCATACACAATGATATTGAGTGATTTTGCCAAATCACTAACTTTTTGCTTAAATACCTCCTTTGGAAGGATAGAACAAACAGCCGTACACATTCTGGGATATGCATCACCGGCAAGATTGCGGAACTTTATCATTTCGTCATAAACGAATTTTAGAACATCATATTTAAATGATGGATTTATCCACATTGCAAAATCAATAAAAAGCAGTGGATGCATCCATGTACCCGCATTATCACCCTTATTTGCTCTTGATTTATGATAGGGGTAATTACCCGTATCATAATTTTCCCTTTTCATTATAGTGTAAATAAACTCTTTAGTAGAAGACAAATCGAAGTAGTCATTAACTTCTTTCCTCATACCTTTTAATTGGTTCCACTGTTTTAATAATTCTGTTGCATTGAAAAACGCATCTTTTGTCCGTTGAACTACTTTAAACTCACCCATCGGACGTATCATAATCTGATTTGTTTTCATAGATCAATTGTTTTAAAATTAAACGAAAGAGTTATAGTAAATGCGTCTATATCCACCAAATAATCTTCAATACATGACAGAAAAGAACTATCAATGACCTCAAACTTATCATACCGGGCTGTCTTCCCTTCAATAGAGTAACGCACCTCATTAGCCGTATTCACAGCAACTTCATACGTCTTTGACACAACTACCAAAGTAGTGGATACATTATCCGCACAAGATCCATCTTTGGTCTCGTCCGGACCATCCAAAGAACTCGTAAAATTGATGAACGGATACTCCGGCGCCCCCACAGGGATAACAACCGGATATATCCTGTTCCCCACCGCTTCCGTAACAGCCTTATTAGACTGTATAGAGCTAATAATATGCTTGCTTATAAATAAACTCATCTTCCTTCACTTACTTCTTGTATTATTCTTGCAATCCGTTCCGACAATACAAGGCTGGCTCTAGCCATGCCGGATTCCGCTGCCGGCTGGAAAAAATTACTTGCAGACAAAGAGCCGCGATATGCCGATTTTTTCATTCCCTGACGTCTAACTTTCGTATACCTGTCTTCTGTCCCTGAATTTATAAACCGAAGGATAAAAGCCCTGTCCGCACCTCTATAGCCTCTAGACCTCTTCGTTTCCGGGCTTACATATCTACGTCTTCTTATGCCCGACACACCGCCGTTCGGTTTTTTATATAATGCCAGCCTTTTTGCATCTCCCCTATCAAGTATGTTAAGCATACCGCCGTTCCCGTCACGGTAAACAACCATCTTTACAGCCATGTACGCTCTTCCGGGATCTTTACCCATTGCGGCTTTTGCTGCATTACGCACATACTTCCGCTCCGGTGTTAATGCCCTTCGTACCTCTTTTTTTATCTCGTTTTTTTTGATTTCCTTGGACTTACGCATCCTTTCAAGCATGGCAATAACTTCGTCTCCCTCATAGACAAATGACACCCCTTTTATCTGCTTCCCCCGATTGTTCTCAAGGATTTTTTTCATTATTCCCATAACTTCGTATTTTTATCCCGGAGCCGTAGCCCCGGGTAAATAAATCATTCCCCTTCGGCAGGTAACTCTCCCAGCGTAAACGCCTCAGGACGCAATGTGGTAAACGCCCAATCCCCATTAAGGGTCAAGCGAACAACATCTGATGTGTCTTCCGAATAAGGATTGATTATAAAACGCTGTTCACCGAATTGCCCGATAGGCTCATATCCCCATGAGCCAAAACCAATATAGGTCTTATCATCTGTATTAATATAATTCGTACAGAAAACCGGAACACCAGCAATGGTATTGTTTTCGATAATATATCTTCCCGTGTTACCCGGATTTGTCGGTCCTTCATATCCTCGATCGGTAGTTTCCAATACCGCCTTTGTGTATTCATCCATCACATAAGCCATGTAACTTCCCTCAATACCTTTCATCAATGGCAATGCTCGCATCAATACCAATTCCTTAAATGTCGGTGTCGAGTTGGCAAACTTGATAAAACGGGCATTTTTCTTTTCAGCCATAGTTTTTAACTCAGCGATAGTCTTTGGGGTGCCCGGACTTCCTCCCGGGAACGCGATCTCAGAAAAAGGTCCTACTAACTTATGCGTCTGTTTCCCAGTTGTAAACATCAGCTTATTCAGCGTCCGTGTTACAGCCATCGGTATCTGCTGCTTAACAACATCGTATGCCACCCCCTCGGTCTGGTTGATTGTCTGACTTGTAATCTTGATGGTAACACCCACTCTCTGAGGATTGGGTACAATCTTACCGATCTCGATTTTTTTGTCGGTCAAAGCTACAGCCTCCCCGGCTACCTCTGCTTCAACTGCCGAAACTGTCGGCCAACAATAATCACCCGCCAAACCTGTGCGTAACGGTAATCCAAGCTTAGAAATGATAAGACCTTCTTCCAATGCAGGGATAATGTCATTAATAGTAAGAGGGATCATCGGCTGCGCTCCCGTACTGATCATTCCTGTAAACTCACGCTTAAGCGGATGGGAACTTCTAGAATTGATATGCTCGCGCATAAACGCATCAAACGCAAGCTCACGGGCGGTGACTTCCACATATCCGCTCTTGTCAGCACACGCTATGCGGACATCCAAAGCATTCATCTCGCGTTTCAGACACTCGATCTCGTCATTCTCAGTATCGGTAAACGCACGTTTGTTTTCCGATTCAGCCAAATCTACAATCTCGTTAAGACGTACCTTGATTTCCTCTCGTCTGGTAATGTACTGTTGTACATTCACTTTCTTTCCTTTATTCATAAACAAAAATGATTAAAAAATTTTCTTATTCGCTATCTTTCTCAATTCCGCATATGCGGTTTCATTTTTCTCAATTGTTTCCCGTTTCTTCTGATCTGGGTGCAACACAATACCGGAAGCCTCCACTTCCCGGGCTGTGACGCTGGTCTGCACATATGCCGGATCAGAAGCTATAGTCATTTCAAAAACCTCGTCAATACGGGTAACGTGTCGTAACAGCACACCATCATCATCCTTGGTATACCTGACCGAAGAACTCTCATCGCTCCAGAATGTGAATGAAGAACCGGCTAAATCCCCTCTCTTTACCAACTCTAATGCGGTAGTTCCATCCTGAGTCGCTGGAGCTGTAAATCTATATCTTACACCCGTTTCATCCACAGAAAGCGAAAGCGATCCTTCACCCCTGTTCCAACGAGCCAGCAACCTCTCGCGGTTATGCCACAATGTCATCTTTATATCCATCCGCTTCAACTCGTCTTCCGTAATGGCTCCCGGCTCTATAATCTCACGGTAGTTATCCCAATAGTCCACAAGCATACGACTCTCAACGCCAAATACAATCGCATAACCCTCGATTACCCGGCTATCACTCCCGTCCTCCGCCTCGCGGATCTTTGGCTGGAACTGGTCACCGGTCATGTATCTTACCTCTCTCTCCTTGGAATTATCCATATTTTTTTCTATTTATTTACAACTTTCAAACGCCCCTTTAGGAAACGCCCTTTTTATATCCTATAAATACCTGTTTTCGGCTTACCCGAAACCGCTTCCCTCATCCAATATGGAAGCCGTAATAGTAATACTCCCATCTCTCTTGGATCGGTTACACGAATCTATTCTGTAGGTTTTCCCATCCCATACCAGCCGACAACGATCAGTAACCACGGACATATAGCGCATCGTTACAACTACCGAACTGTTCATCCACGCTTCACCGGCAGTCAGAGCACGAGCGCCCCTTTGAAACTGCACATTAGCCCATACGGTAATTGCTTTCCGATATTGGATTACCTGTTCATTCATGCTACCACGGCTTATTTCCGGGGTCATAATATCCACTCTTTCCGTTAATGCCCCTGCTGATATCATGATTCACTTCTGTTTGATAATTTCACATAAGGCTTTACAAGCATTGATATAGTAAAAGGAACCATATTCTGGGTTACGGATGAAACCGGCTCCCTGTTCCGGAACAAATGGGCTACAAGTAGCAACATAGCCGATTCCAAGGCTTCGGGAAATCCTTTTCCATGAGCGTCCTCCCATGCCTCCAACTCTTCGAATGTGCGGTTTGTCATATCTATAATCACACTCTCACACGCCATGCCCCATGTATGCAACAACTCCAACTCTTCATCCTGCACATCCCTTATCTGCGCTTTCATTTTTTCAAGCGTCAGCACACGCAATTCCCTATTCATCGTCTTCTCCTTCCTTGTTATCATTTATTTTTGTAGAGTTTGCAACTGTTTCCCCAGACATTTTGGGGCTTCCCAATACTGCAAGGTTTGTGCTTATGTACACATCATCCCCCTTGTCCACCGGCGGACGATCGTCATCCCTACGTATGTCATTAACGGTTGCTTGGCCCGTTTCCAGACGTGTCTTTTGCCATCTGCTCTTGCTGTCAACGTCAAGGGCGTACAATGCGGACAAGTCGAATGTGTACTTGTAATCCATATAGGTATTCTCATCAAGTAATTTGGCGGCAAATTCACGCTCTATCTCGGTAATTATGGGCTGCAAAGCCTCAACATAAAAGGCTACATTGGACATCTCTACACTCTTGTAGTTGGCGTTGGAATCGTCCATAAGTTTACTCGGTGGTATATTGAAGAACCGGGCAATCTCACGGATATTAAACTTTCTGCTTTCCAAAAACTGCATGTCAGCCGATGACATGCTTATAGGGGTAAGCTTTCCGTCACCGTATACAGCCAGTATGTCCCCTCCACGGTTCAACGTGTCCTGAATATCCATTCCCATATTCTTCAACTGCTCGTCCTGATACTTTCCGTAGCCTTGGACAGTTGTGTTGTCTTGAAGAATAGCCTTGAAACGTCCGCCTGTGGCAAATCGTTTCAACGTTTCACCATCCGATGTGGCAGTAATACTAAGACACTGCTTGGCGTATGCTATGGTAGACATTCCCCAATATCCTCCGTCAAGACACATGTTCTTAAAATGGAGTATATCTTTCGGACCTACAGTCACACTTATTCCGTTGGTTATATCATCAATCTTATATTGATTAGCATATACATCGTAAGTTACCGAGCCGGGGGAACACAATATGAAAGATACGATCTCGTGGAACGAATTACGTACAGGGTAGATAAAGGCATTCCCTTGCAAAAGCAACTGGGCTACCGTATACTTCATCATAGTATATGAATTCATCCGATCATTGGGACGTGCCCCGAGCAGATAGTTTATCCTCTTCCCATCCTTCGTGTCGCTTAGCTTGAAATAGTTTTTCGCCCTGTCCTTACGCTTGTATTGGATGGTTAACGTAGCGGCAGAACTTGAAAGTAGATTCACAGCACGATATACTGCGGCTATATTCAATGCAGCCCATGGGGAATTCACATAAGCTATGTTCTCCCGATAATCTCCACCTGTAGACTTCGCTTTCCCATAATCTTCGTGCGCTTCCTCATCCGTCTTCTCCGAACCACTGTCTATGAATGACGGCAATGGTGCCGATTCTCTTTTGAAAAATCTGAAAAAATTGTCCATATATCAAGTTATAACTTCTATATATCGGACAATATGCTGTTTATGGTTACCTCTGTTCCGTATTACTGTAAAGCCAAAATGTCATCAAGGAGGCTATCGCACCGTCAATCTTAAGATTTTCCTTCCTTTTCAACGGTTTCTTATTACACATCTTATCTTCATCTATATAGCAGTTTCCAAAGTTCCAGAATAGGATAGGATTATAAGCAATAACAAGATGAGCCGGACGGCTCTTTGCCGCCAGCTCCAGCGATTCTACCGGTGATGTAAACGCCCCGTAGGTCTGGGGAACAGCACGCAGTATCTTGTCCGGGTTCTTCCCGTGTCCCAAAAGTCCCGCTGCAAGCGCGTTGCGTATCTCGCTTGCCTTGTAAGCATCATAGCCTATCCGGCATATAAACAAATTACGGTCACGCCTTAATATGTCGTTTATAATCATGTCCATATCTATGACAGCACCGGGGCATACTTTCAACCAGCCGCCATCTACCCACATCCTATAAAGCTCACGGTTCGGGTGGGTTTCTATTGTTTCTTCCGGTATATAGCTATCCATAAACAGATAGAATTTTTTATCTTCCTTATTATAAATATTGTAAACCACGGCGGAAAGGTCATCAGAAACAGACAAGTCAAAAGCCACCATAGCAGACGGTCTTCCCTTCACCTGTTCCAAATTGATGTTCATGGACAAGGAATGGGCGAAATTCTGTGTTATCCACGGTTTTACGGAGCCTGCAACAAAGACATTAAGTAACTTGGTTTTAAATTCTATCATAGCCTCAACGTTGCGTATCGCCTTGTTCCACATCTGGCGGTAATAACCCTCCTGTACCGTTATGCCAATATGCGGATTACATTTCTTCCACAGCTCCGGAGTACTCATGTGCTCATCGTCAAGCTCCCATTCATCCGGCATAAACAATGACGCGAATTGCGTATCATCGTCATATTCTCCTAAAAGGACTTTCTTCGCATTTTCCAGCTCTATAGCGAAAGGTCCGTCAGGTACGCGGCTTGCAGTAGTTATAATCACTGTCAGAGGCTCCCTTCTCATACCCATAGAAGACACCATAACTTGCATAAGTTCCGCACCCTCCGAGTGATCCTTCACATATCTCGCCTGCGCATATTCGTCAAAGATAAAAAGAGATGCGTTAAGACCGTCCTTTGCATCACCGCCCCCCGACAGACATTCCACAAAGGATTCTTTCCCGTATGTGTTGGTAGGCCTCCATCCCAGCCATTCACGATTTGTCTTAAAACTGCGTCTATCCGGATCCAATTGATTAATAATACCCTTTATCTCATTAAAACATATCTTAGCCTGCCGCCCTGAATTCGCGCCCGTGTATGCCTGCGCGTTCGCATCCCCAAAAAGCAGGTCATTAACAGCAAGAGAAGCCGTAGAGGTGGTCTTTGAAAACTTTCTCGGAACGAACAGAATAGCCTCCCTTACCAGCCGCCTCAACTCCATCACACGCCCGTTGACGACCTTTGTTCCCTTCTTTCTTTCCGTCATATCTTCCACGCTGCCTATATCTTCCCATCTGTAAAACCCCAGTATAGAGGCAAACTGGAAATACTGCACGGGGGTTAGCTTATAACTGCGGCGTCCGTTTATTCCCGAAAATTTAAGGCTCTCATATAAGGCTACAAACACTTTCACTCTTTTTTTCTGAAACGTGTAAGTGTCCATCAGACGGAGGAATTTCAGCACAGAAAGGACCTCGTACAGGTTATGCCCCTCCGGGCAGGACTGCACGCCATATATATAAGAAAATAGCCGACCGTCTATTTTCCTTAGATTATACCTATCCAAATCAACAGATGTCAGCCTATCCGTATATCCTTTTTTCAGTGCTTTTTTCTCATCCCATTCATTCATCATTCGTCCTCTCCGTCATTCACATTATTGATATTCTCCATTAGTTTATCCAGCGGACTGGGACCACGACTTCCGCCATCATCAGGCTTGGTCATTTCCATATTCATTTTCAACCCTTTCAATAGTTTCATCAAAGGCGAAGCCTGTTCGAACGGAACTCTTGCCAAAGGGTCAATTCGCTTTCTTACATGTCCCTCCCGGCTCTTCTCTTCATACACGATATTATATCCATCATCCAAAACCTCCTCCGTGATTTTTTTAAACAACAGATACAGACGGGAAAATATATCAATCTGACAGTTCAACTCCTTGGAATACTTATTGACATCTTTCAATGTTTTTATAATCGTATCCCTCTGATTTTTTATTTTTTTGCTGACCGCCCGTTGTTCCTCGCTTTTTTTCTTCATTGTGTTAAATATTTTAATATTACCTATTTTTACAATATTGTTGTTATTCCGAGTAATCCCAAAGTGTCACCCCCAAATCCAAATTTTCAAAACTAAAATTTGTGATGCCCGGTGGGAGTGGGTTTGAGTAATCCGGGTGGTCTTAAAAAAATCCCCCCCCCGGATTATAAGATAAACCTTTCCTTAAACCGGGATAATGAACGGTTCGCATTCTCTTTCACCTTAACTCTGCTATGTGACTTCATTCCTGCATGAATCAAAGAATGGCAGTCGTGGCATAATGACTGTAGGTTGTCCACATCAAACATGAGAGCTCTCATTTCAGTGACTGTCTTGGCTGACTCACACGGCATAACATGGTGAACCTCTGTCGCTGCCATTATCACTCCATTTTGCTTGCAAGCTTCACATAACGGTGACTGTTCAAGTTTTCTTCTTCTTGTTTTTCTCCATGCCATGGAGCTGATCATCTTCCTGTAATTATAATCCCTGCTCATTTTCTACTTTTTTGTTTCTTGTTATAACCGGAACCATTCCGTATTTATTCTGCCCCATAAAACCACTAACCTCCGTAGATACATCATTATGTATACCATCCGATGATACAGGAGACATATCAAGTAACTCCTTGATGATATTATCATAACCGTTGACTCCTATATTACGTCCGATTACAAGTAATCGTTGTGCTAAATTCGGATATAAATACCGAAATACTTCCTCTAATACCTGCTCTTTTTTAGAGGAATGGTGCATTCCTTCCCCATTTTCCGTTATACAGCTTGATACATATCTCCTTCTGTTGGTAACTCTATATATGAATACTGATGCCACTCTTTTAATATCATCATATGCCGACGGTTTAACAGTATTTACCCTGTCCTTCACAGCTCTAAGCCGCTGGAATATATCCATAAGTTCAGTTTCATTAGTATTAACTCCATTATATTCTGTTTCGCAATCGGCCTTTTCGATAAATGCTGACAGCAGATATTGCATCACCTCATATCTGCTGTTAAACTTATATTCCTTCACAATTTTATCCAATTTATCAGCAGCCTCCACACTTATCTTTGCCTGCACCATCACATGTTTCAATCTAGACTTATCCCTCATAATTTATTCCTTTCTAATTTATATTTGAATTATACAAATAGTGATTGCTGAATACGCGATAACACCAATTTATTCGCATCAGCGAAAAACTTTTTTTTAATCTCGAATCCGTATGCCTTGCGTCCCAACTGTGCAGCAGCTAATAAGGTGGAACCGCTTCCAGCGCACGGGTCGATAACGACATCACCTTTATCAGTGAAGATTTCTATCAGCCTACGAAGAAGTGGAACCGGTTTCTGTGTTGGATGTACTTTGGGTGTATCGGAATCTCTTACCCAATCAAAGCAGTTGAATATCATCCGACCATCATTGTTGAACTTTGGAAGTTTTTCACGATAAAGAAGTAAACCGTACTCACAGTTACCTACTACTTTCATGTTTGCTTTTAATACCTGCGCGGAGAAATCTTTCCGGAATACAAGATTGATGTAATTATTTAACCCATATCTCTTTCCTAATTCAATGTATCGGAATTGATCTTCAAATTCACAAAAGATTATCATACAAGGAGCCTTACCTTTATCCTTTGGCTCTTTTACAAGCATCTGGCTACAAAAGTGCATAAACTCTGCCGGGCGAAAATCTTTATCAGTATCAAAGAATTCTTTACCCGCTTTATCGCTTTCTCCATTCTTATTATCACCATCCACATACCATGAAGGATTAGAGGCATAAGCATTATTCCCTAAATTGTAGGGAACATCGGCTATAATTAGTTGAGCTTTAGGAATGCCGTAGACTTTATAATTCTGAAAATGATCGTTGAATAATTCTATATCTTTCATATCTATATCTGATTAATTCAAACCAAGCAGCTTCTTAGTTGTGTCAATGTCTATATAATTTATCCAGCCAGCTTTGTGCAATTCAATAGCAGCTTCTCTGATTGTTATATTACCAGATTCGATTTTTTCTTCTAGTGAATTAAGGATATTCTTAATCCTTAATGCTTTCATCTCAATTGTTTCCATTCTATATCGGTCAAAATAAACTCCATCATTCATTTCTTTCTTTTATTACATATTGCAATCTCCACATATATTCACAAGGGAATCAAATTCTTCTCGTGAATATT